CATTTTTTCCGGCCAAGGTTCACCAGGTGGTGCAGGCACTGTTACTGGCGGGGGGCAAACCATCCAGGTCAGCAACGGGCAGCCGGGGTCGTGCGGCTATGCATTCGCCGGCGTGGGGCCAATCTCAGGCCACGGCGCGTCGTCCTGCCTTGGCGGCGGCGGTGGCACGAATACGTCGGCCGGCGCCGGCGGCACGGGGCAGAGTGCAGGTGCAGGTGGCGGTGGTGCCGCGTGTCCGCCAAGCGTGCCGGATCAATCGGGGGGTGTTGGCGCCGCCGGACTTGTCCTTGTCGAGGAGTACGCATAATGCAGTTCGCACTGGTTCAGGCTGGATCGGTCGTCAACGTCATCGAGTGGGATGGGGACACCGCCGCGTGGCGGCCGCCCGAAGGCGTGACAGCGCATCCACTCGATGACACGGCCGTTGTGGGCATAGGTTACGGCTATGACGGCGGCGTGTTCAACGCGCCCGCGTCGCCCGAGCCAGCTTCGCCTAGCGCCGCGGCGGTGTTAGCACGTCGCGACACGCTGCTCGCGCAAGCAGCGCTGCGCGTCGCGCCGCTCGAAGACGCCATCGATCTGGACCTGGAGACGCCCGAGGACATCGAGGCGCTCACGGCCTGGAAGCAGTACCGCGTGGAACTCAACCGCATCGAGCAGCTGGCGGGCTTCCCGGACGCGATCGAATGGCCGGTCGCGCCAACATGAAAATCGACTTCGATGAGTGGTATGCCGGCATCGCGCAGGCCGCGCTCGCCTTCTTCGGCGGGCTCATCGGAGCTCTGATGCGCCGCGAGGTGTCCAGCTGGCAAACCGCGCTGCTCGCCGCGTGCGGCGCCGGCTTCGTGGGCTTCCTGGTGGCCAAGTTCTGCCGCGCGACGGGCGTGAGCGAGGATCTGACCTACGCCTTCGTGGGCGTGTCGGGCTGGCTCGGTGCAGCGCGCACCATCGACTACCTCGAAAAGCTCATCGAAGCACGCCTGGGCGCACGGTTTCCTCGTCGCACGACTGATACGCCTTCTAACACGCCGGCGTTGCCGGACAGTGCTAAGGTGGAAACCCTACCCGACGACAAGAAAGAGACCCCCCAATGAGCGTCGACACGCAACGCAATTTGGCCGGCTTCCTGCTGGTCCTCACGCTGGCGAACCTGTTCGCCTCGGGTGCCATCTTCTTCACCACCCGCAACCTGCGCGCTGACGCCCACGCGCAACTCGAACAGGTCTCGAAGACCGTCGAGCGCCTGGACGATGCTGTCACGCGCCTGTGCGACAAGTCGGCCGGGGTCTGCGCGCCGCCGGTCACGATGCAGCCAGCGCGGCCCTGAAGCGGTCACCGCGTCAGTAGGTCGTCAAGGATCGCATTGATGATCGCGAGTTCGGCCAGTGCCTCGCGCGCAAGTTGCAGTAGGTCGGCGTGCGATTGCGGCCGCACCATCGCATAGATGTCGAACTTGAGCTCGTCCATCACCCGCCCTTGCCTGGTTGTTCCGCGATCTTGCGCAGCGCATCGCCCGAGCGCTTCGAGCCGGCCGAACTGCCGAGCCAGTAGTTTGCCACCTGGGTGAAGCTCACCGTCAGCGCGCCGAACAGTACGTTCAGCAGGTTGGCCGTGCGTTCGTCCCAATTGCGCTCCACCAGGAACAGCATGTAGACGCAGGTGAAGAAGCCGCCCACGATGAGTGCGCTGATGACGACCGGCGCCCACGAGATGCCGCTGCCGGCCTGGGCCAGCGCTACGGTCTGCTTGCGTGCGCTGTCGGTGTCGGCCAGGTAGGCCGCATCGCTCGCCTGATCGATGCGAGCCATTTCGATCTGCATCGACATCTCGGCTTCCTTCAGCGCGCGGATCTGGTCACCCGTGAGCGTGCCCGATGCGAGCGCCGCGGCCAGATCGGCCTCGGAGGCATTCGGGTTGCCGAACACCTTGTCGGCGATGACCTTCACGGCCGCACCGGCCAGTGGGCCGCCGAGGGCCGCCGCAAGGCCTGGCGCCACGGCGCCGATCGTTGCGCGCCAATCGAATTCAGCCATGGTTTGCCTCCAGCGCTGCTCGCGCCTTGTTCGTGAGGGCCTGCACCTCGGCAAGGCCGATCGTGCCGCCGTTGACCCGCTTGCGGATGCTCGTCGTCTCGCCGAGCATGCTGTCGGGTATGCGGTCCTCCCACCACGCGATGCACGCTTCCAGCGCGAAGCGCGGCTGCGACAGCAGGTCGGGGATGCCTTCGAGGTTCTGGCCCACCAGGTCGCCCACGCGCCGGTAGTTGGCCCGCCCGGTGATCTGGATCGGTCCGCGACCCCGGAAAGTCCACCCATCGCCGGGCAAGGTGTTGCCGAGGTTCTTGTGACCCCACGCGCCACCGTAGACGATGTTCGCGATGGCTTTCTGGTCCGCTACCTGCTTGTCCGAGATGCGGCCTACGGCCTGCGCCTGCGCGGACGAGACGCGCGCCGCGCCGAAGGTCGCTACGAGCGCTTCGGGTGTGTAGTTCAGGTTCTCTTCGAGCCGTGTCAGCATGGCCGACTCGTGCAGGATAGTCGGCAGGAAGTCCGCGAGGTCTTCGTCGCCGCGCGAGAACGTGTTGGGTTTGAACGTTTCGGCAAAGACGGCCGCCCAGGGCGACTGCTGCGCGGCCGGAACGCCACAGGCCCCAAGTATGCACATCCAGTCGGTGAAGTTGCGTGGCGGCATGAGGTTGCGGAGGGATTCGTCCGTCATTCTGGCATCTCCTGGATGAGCATCTCGACGCGGCCCGCGTCGCAGGGTGCGCCGCGCGCGATCAGCATCATATCGATCTGGCTGTCGTCAACCCAAACGCGTTGCTTCGTCAGGCCGTCAATCAGGCACTTTTCGCGGTTCGCAATATCGTGTGCACGGTTCTTCAGACTCATCGGCGGGCACATGAGCATCGTCACGAACAGCCGGCCGCGTAGCGGATCGACGGGCCCGGTCGGCAGCGCGTTGGCCAACTTCACACCGTACTTGCGCGCCGACTCCGACAGCACGATGCGCCCGAGGATGGCGCGCCAGATCCGATTGACCGATGGGGGCCAAGGGAGGGTCAAAACGACTGTGCGTGTAGGGTGGGTGCGGGTCATATGAGAAAAGCCCACCAGCGGGCGGCTGGCGGGCTTCCTGAGGCTTCTTAGAACGGATCGCCCTCTAGCCAATCGTCGAAGCTCGTGTGAGGCGAGAAGCGCGGCCGGCGTCGCGCTCCGTTCACGCGGCCTGAGCGAAAGGGTTTGCAGCGGCTCCCGCAGCGGCAAACGGATTGGCCGCAGGCGCTGCAGCAGGAGCTGCGGCCTGTGCGGGTGCAGCACCTGCGAACGGATTGGCCGCGCCGGCGCCGGCCGCAACAGGCTGCGCGAATTTCTCGAAGGCATTCACCATCGCGCCGTTGCCGATGGCCAGGCGCTCGCCGTCCTCGACAGCCATGATGCCGTCGATGTTGAACGAGATGCCCTTTCCGCTTTGCGGGTGGGTCCAGCCGTAGGCGCTCAGTGCAGCGCGCACGCGCTTGCCGGCATAGAACTGCGAGCGGATCGCTGCCGCGTCGGCGGGGTTGTCCTGCACGAGCTGCTTGCCCGACACGTCGGCCACGTAGGGGGCGAATTGCGTCGAGGCGCGCACGATGAGCCAGTCGGCGGGGATGCCGACGATGGGCTTCTTGGTGGCGGAATTGGCTTGCACGCGGATGCTGACGTCGCTGCCGAGGCCGCCGAAGGCATTGGCCCCGGCGATCTTGCACAACTCGTGCAGCGCGATGCCGGCGGCCGGCGGGAAGGCGATCACAGCGTAGAACTCGGGGCCACGCGCCGGCTTGAGCTTGTTCACCTGGGCGGTGGCAAGGGCCGAGCTGGTCAGGATGGCGATGTGGTCAATCAGGTTGTTAGACATTTCAGTAAGTTTCCGTTTAGGTTGAGATTTAGCGCCGTGGATCGGCGCTGGGGTCATTGTGCGTTGAGGTTAATTCAGTGTCAAGTGCCTTTCGCGTAATTCTTGAACATTGTCGCGATGGCACTCGGCGCCTGCACGTCCACCACCTGGACCGTACGCGCGGGCTTCGAGCGCGTCACCAGCTCCGCGTGAAACTCGACGGGTAGCACCGGCAGTGCGTCGGACAACGCTACAGGTTGCAGCAGATCTAGGCGGTTCATGGCTAGGAGGGTCTCGGCCGCGGCCTTTGTGTCTTTCCACATCTTTCGCCCCTCGGCGGCGGTTTTCACGCGCAGGTTTTTGTGGCCCGCCTTCACGAGTTGATCGATGCGTTCCTCGACGTCCTCCCAGAACGCTTTGAAGGCCGTGCGCGCGGCGAACAGCTGCACGATGTCGTCCTCGGGCATGTCGAGCACGTTCTTCTCGCCGGCATAGGCGGCCAGGGCCGTCGACAGCGTGTTGTGCAGCGCCGGGCACTTGGGCTTGCCTTTGCAGTAGCGGCAGTGATCGCCAGGCACCGGCGCGCCGGGGTTCGCCACCGCGGCCACCTCGCGGGCCAGCTTGGCACGCTCGATCGCGAGCCAGGCGGCATCCAGCAGGAGGGTCTGCGACGGTGCAGCCAGCGGGCGCCGGGGCTGGTACACGGCCAGGGCGAGCTTGTCGGGTCGCACGCCTTTCTCGGCCAGGGCTTCGGCCGCGGCTACGGCGTAGGCCGACAGTTGCTCGTTCGGCTCGTCGTAGGTGCCCACGTCCACGTCGGCGAAGCCGTACTTGTAGTCGACTACGATCAGGTACCACACACCGCCGACGCGATACAGCACCAGGCAGTCGGCGGTGTGTGGTACC